AAGGGTAACCGAGTTGTCGGTTAGAAGTTACGGCTGAACCACTTCCAGTTAACGTAGTGAAATCATAGTTAAAGCCGGTATCTCCATTTAGCGTAATTTCGTACTCGTTACCCGCACCGCTATTTCTGGCGCTAATTACAATTTTCAAATCTTGCCCCAAGTCGCTTGCTATCCCTGTGAATTCCATCGAACTGACTCCACCTGACCCGACTGTGATTGTTTCAATTAGTGTCATCATTTAGCTACCCCGTATAAGTTGAATGTTGAGCCGACTTGGTAATCAGAACCATCATGGTCAAGTTTGATAGAAGTGATTGCTGCGGTGTTCCCCCACCTGCTTGCGTACGCCCTAACATCTGTATTGGCAGTATTGGTTCGTGATAAAACTGTTTTATGTTTATCTGTTGCTGAATAATCGTTTATGTGGGCAATGTTTACGCTGAACTCAGTTGTATCTCTAAGCACATAACCTACAGGCTGAGCAGAGAATGAGGCTGTAGCTGTTGTGCTTCCATCACCAATCATTCTTACCCTGCTCCAAACTCCAGCACTTTGGTCTCCATTGAAAGCAATCCACGAATCGTCTGTATTTGTAGCCTTAGCACAGGTCACCAAAATCAAATCCCCGTAGCTCTGGTCTATAGAACTGAATGTCACGCTTGAGGCGCTTGTAGTTAGCGTGGTACTTGCTAGTAGGTCGTATGTTGGAGTAGCCATTAGTTGCCTTTCAGACCGAAGATTGAGAAGCGACAGCCTGAAACAAAATCGCCATTACCAGCTTCTAGATTTATTGAAGTTACAGCAGCTAGGTCAAGCCAAGCACCAGAGTTCATAGTTATAGCCTTGTTCTGCATAATGCTTCCAGATAAAGCCCTAACAGTGGTGTACTTGGATGTATTGCTAAAGTCCAAAATGTCTACAATCGAAGCACCAAATACCCCTGCATAAGAACTATTTGATTCTGCTGTCGCATCTGAAACGTCTACCCGATTGCTGTTAGCTGTCCCCGAAGAACTGACTGAACTGCCATCACCTTGAAGTGTGTGGCGAGAATAACCAGAGGTATCGCCGTTGAAAGTAATTCCTATTTGGCTGTTTCCGAAGTTGTTCGCAGCGCCCTTAGTTACAGCCCGAATCTGCAAGTGAGCATAGTCCGAGTATGCACCTAGCCCTGAGAATGTAACGCTTGAAGCGGAGCTTGTTAGCGTTGTTGTTTCTAGTAGGTCGTAGGCACTACCGCCACCACCTGCCGCTTGGGAGTTCAGTATCCCTAATAACATCAAACTCATACGGCACTCACATTTCCGATTAGTCGGTATTCATCTGTTGCCACACATAGAAGTGTAGCGGCTGAATACTGAGTTCCTATTGTAAAACTCCCAGAGGTTGTGGAAATTTCTGCCGCCTTGATTGTTGCACCGTCAGCGGTCACAGTCAGTTCACCTGCGCCGTCTGCGATTATGTCCACCCTTGCACCAGCTACTAAATCCGTGCTGGCGTTTACGGTAACGACAGTTGCCGAACCGCTAGTGAATTGGATGGTTTTGCCTGAGTCTGCCGCCGCCGTAATCGTTCTAGCGGTTGTTGCGTCTGTGATAAAGCTTGCTAATGGGTTGGCTATTGCGCTGGCATTATCGGCAATGTCAGTTGTATTGGTTGCAATGTCCGAGGTATTGGTTGCAACATCAGCCTCCAGTGCCGCTAGGTCAACTTGCAATGTTGCCGTTGAGGCAAGAATGACCCGTTGGTCCGTCAGGTTAGCGTCTGAAATTACGGTCACGCCAGCACCCACGGCAACCAAGGCCAATGGGAACTCATAAATGTCACCATCAGTTTGAGTCAAAGCTAGGGGAGCTGGGGATGCATCTGGCACACCCTCTAGGACCACCAAAGTTGTGGAGTTTGCTGTGGGGTCTAGCTTTAGGACCACCCTGTCAATCCTTGGGAGGGTGGCATGAGCCGCCGCAATGGTCAAGGTGACACTGGTGGTTGAGGTGTAGTAGTGGCCACGGATTAGCGCATCACCAGTCTTGGTGCTCACCGTCATCCCTGAGCCATCAGCAATAGTGTCAAGCAATAGTTGTTTGCCTGAAATTACGCCCTCGCCAACATTGCGAAACAAAAGAGAGTATTGAGTCTCTGATGTGTCTATGTTTTCAAAGGGCCATGATGTCTGAGCCATTTATGATTTCCTATCTGTCTTGATTCCCTTTGGGATTGGTCAGGGGGTTATTGTCGCTCTAGGTTTGAAATTCTTTGGTCCAGTTGCTGGGTCTTGGCCAGCACTCTTGATTCATACTCAATGCCAACTGGTGTGCCAACTGTTGCCCCAAGGCGCACACCGTCAGCTGAAATTGAAATGCCAACCTCTGTCACCACGGCACTTGCCTCTAGGTCATTGATGACCACCGTGACCTTATCGCCCAGGTACCAATCACGCCCAAACCGCATACTGAAATCATCTGACGGTGTAACGGACATTTGCACAATGGTCTTGCCACCATCAACCAAAAGTTCCTCACCCGATTGGGTCAGCTGTCCTGTGTTCTCTGAATTGCGGCTGTCTGAAAAGACCTCAATCCTGCGGGACCATTCTGTTTCTGCGGCCTCAGATGCTGTGGTGGTTACCTCAAGAAATTCCCTAGCCTCTGCCTCACCACTGCCACCGATAATTGCCCTGGTTAGCTTTGCGGATGAGTAGGCATAGTTAGCCCTGGAAAGCTTGTTGTTGTCCATGTCCATTCTGATGGTGGCTGTTTTGTCAGTTGGAACATAAACCTGAAACTCTAAGCCTGTGCCTAGTTGCTCTATGGCATAACCTACGCCGCCAGTCTGAGCCAGCCCATAGGCTGTTTGTTGTAAGGTCTGAAAACGGGCGTTTGCTGAAACCGTTTCCCCAAGTGCGCTGTCAGTCTGGATTGTTAGTCCAGTTATTTTTCTAGCCGCTGGTGCTGTCGGGCCAATGTTGGCTGACACATAGGCTTTGATTACGGTTTCAGCGGCACCTGAGCGCACATCATGTGAATCCGTCTGTGCTGTCACATCAGCGGTTGAGGGGGTGGGGTAAGCCAACCGCTCCCCCAGGATGATGTCATCACTAGCGCCTGTGATTGTCCAGTCACCGTCAATGTTTAGGGGTGTTTGCTCTAGCGCCGCCGCTAAGGTTGGGCCTGAAAAAATCACAGTCCCATCAGGACCAGTGACAATTATTCCATACCCAGCTAGGCGCAATAATTCACTAAGCCTGTGACCCTGTGGCAAGCGCATTTCCCATGTGCCAACATTGTTGAACCTTAGAATGAACTTGGCCCCCACTAAATCGCCAGGGCGAAACTGTCCCACTCTAACATTGGCTGGGTTTCTAACCTCAATGATTAGTTCCTCAACTTGCATTTAGTGGACCACCTCAAACCTCAGTGAATAAAACAAATCAACCTGGGTATTGTCATCAACATTTATGCCCTCAATGAAAACGGTGCTCTCCCCAACTGGAATCCTAAACAGCTTTGGTGCGGCATTTAGGATGTCATAGCGGTTGACATCATCTTCATCATAGACTTCACCTGTCTCTGTGTTGATGTAGATGACCTCACCAGCGGCAAGGTCAGCATTGAAACTGAACGCCTCGCCTGAGCCACTACGCACCAACAAATCATCAATCGGTCCCAGCACTTTGTAGGTGGGGTACATTGGCACATCACCTGTGTTGTTGATAAGGATGGCACCAAGGGCCTGAGAACTAGAGACTCTAAGCTTGGAAAGCTGAGGCAATAGACCACGGCCTGTGGCCCCACGGGTAACGGTAAACTGTTCCACCGTTGTGCTCTGCCAGTAGGGTTGAGGTGCGGAAAGTGAAAGTGTCCACCTTGCCCAGACAAGCCCAGCATCACTGCCCCATTGCCCCTCAGCTCCACCTGTGTAATAAGTCTTTAGGTCAAGTGAGTCACCGTCTGAATAGTTAGCTCTCAGGGTTAGTGAACCAGAGTTGTTCTGGGTTAGCTTGCCTAAGCGCCTAAGCTTAGCCTGAACATCAGCCCTGTCAGTTCCAAGGATTGTAATTGGTAGGTCAAGGTTTCTAACGCCCCTTTTGACATGTCGAAAAACGCCACCATCACCAGCTGAGTTTTCAATCCTGACCTCTGCGGGCGGGATGTTGAAACCCATGAAATCTTGGTTGAGAACATAGGTTGAATAATCAAAAGTTATGCTGTCACCGTTTGCCCCAATTAGGGAATAGTTGACGCTTACCAACCTGCCACCACCTTTGCTCTACGCATTGCCTGGAATAATTCTTGCTCTGAATCTATGGACTGGTTAGGTGCGGCGTAGTAATTCACTGACTTGCCTCCACCCTGGTCTAGTCCCATCATACTTTCAAACCTGTCAAGTGGCATGACTACCTCTGGGCCAGCCTCTCCAATCAGTGCGTTGGTTGGCTTGTTGACAAAGCCACCCTCAGCCAGGGCAACTCTTGGAATTGAAAGCCTTGGAAGTCTTGGGAGATTTACCCCAATACTAAACCCGTCACTAAATGGCGTGGCTGGGATGTTTATTTGGATTCTGTTAAGTGCACTGATTAGGCCGTTAGCCCCATCAATCACAAAGTTGAAAAAGCTTTCAAATGCGTTGATGTAACCGTTGATTACTCCACCAAAGAAATTACCAATGGCACCAAACACGGTTTCAAAAATTGACTGGAAACCATTGACAGCTTTATCAAACCCCTCTTTGAACCCGTCCCAGATTCCTGTGATGAACCCAATAAAACTTTTCCAGAGCTTACCTAAAAAGCCAGTGGTCTTTTCCCAGCTCTCACTTAGGTTTTTACCGATAGTGACAAAGAAATCTCTAATGCCCTCCATGACTGCGATGAATACGGCGCTGAAACCTTCCCAAGCCTGGCTGACAAAGGCTGTCATTGCGCCCCAGATGTCCTGGAAGAATGTCGTCTGTGTGGCTAGGTAAACAATGCCAGCTATTAGTGCGGCCACGGCAAGGGCAACTAGGGTGAACACATTGAGGTTCATAACCGCATTCAGTACACCCTGGGCAATGCTCATCAAGGTGGTGACCGTAGTGGCAATTTTTACCGCTATGGTTTGCAAGTTAAAGGCTACAAGTAGCAACCCCAGCACCCCAATAAAAGTTGCGATTGTGGGAATGTTGTCAGCGATAAACCCAAAAAAGCCACTAAAGGCTGGGACCAAAGTATCCATGATGAAGTCACTGACACCCTTGAAAGCTGGGACCAGTGTGTCCTCTAAAAAGGGGACAAATGTAGTGGTCAAAAAGTCAGTGAAACCCACGGCGATAGGCAAAAGAACTGTGCCTAGTGTCAGCGCTAGATTGTCAAAAGCAACCTTGTTTCTTTCAGCGCTACGGGTCGCATCAATTTCCTCAAATGCGGCGGCTGTTGAACCAGCGGCCTCACCCTGAGCGGCAAGCTCTGAGGCAAATTTTTCAGCGCCAGTGCCAGCCAATACCTGAACCGCTGAAACTGCCTCGACTGAGCCAAGTAGCTCAATCATCTTTCCGTTATTGCCGTCAGCAAAATCACTGACCGCACCTAGAGCAAAGCCAAGCCCCTCTGATTCAATGGCAAGCTGAGCGCTGTCAAAGCCAAGGGCTTGGAAGATAGCATCCATTTCCTCGGATGGTCTTTGGAGTCCAACCAGTGCGGCCTTGAGCTGGTTGGTTGCCACTGAGGTATCAGTTCCGCCCACGGTTAGCGTGGCTATTGCGGCGTTGATTTCCTCAAAGCCAACTCCAGCCGCCGCCGCCGCTGGGGCAACATTTGACATGGAGGATGACAGCTCAGCAAATGTAGTTTTTCCACCCTTGACCGCCGTGAACATTGAATCAGCAACTCTTTGGGCATCCTTAGCGCTCAGACCAAAGGCGTTGACCACTGTAGATAGACCATCAACCGCTGTGTTTACATCTGTGGTTCCAGCAATGGCCGCCTGTGATGCTACCTGGAGGAACTCCAAAGCATTACCCTTTGGCACACCAGCTGAAATGGCGTTGTAAAGTCCATTAGTCAGGGTGTCTTGGGCAATGCCAAACTCTTTAGAGACATCCTGGACCAGGCTGGCGAACTCGCCAAGGCTGGATTTTGCGGCATCCCCTGTGGCACCCGTCAAGGTTACCACCTCGGTCAGTGCTGTCTTTAGGTCAGTGGCTTCATTGACTGCCCCAGATAGAAACCCGCCAATTTTTGCGGCGGCAAAAGCGCCCCCAATAATTCCAATGGCTGGGCCTATTGCTTTTTTTATGTTTCCTGAAAAGCCTTTTCCCGTGGATGTAGCAAGCGCCGCTCCACCAGCCCCGCCAGCACTGCCCATTTCTTTGGCAATGGCCCCTTGAAATCCCTTTGCCACTGGGATAAGTGTCACATAGGCATAAGCTTGTTCTGCCATTCAAGGTCTCCATCTTTAGCTTTTTGTAGGATTGCTCTCGCATCCCTGCGGTTTATTTTGCCAATGTGTGTTTTGTCTTGCTTGCCCCACGGGCGTGGCCACGGTTTCGGTTTTCTCTTTGAGTTCACCTGGGCCAGTAGGTCATAGGTTGCGGCGTGAATAGTCCACTCA